AATCGAATTATTTTCATTCTCAACAACCTTTCTTATTTCTTCTCTTTGTTCTCCAGAAACTTCTCCGGAAACCCAGTATACTGATCGATCGTTATTCTGTAGCATATTTGCTAGATGAATACCATGTTTCTCAACGAATTGATATAATATCAAAGTATTACCTTCAAGAGAAAGAGCAAGGTTCTTAATGAATTTATTTCTTGCGTCTAACTTAACTAGATAATCCATCTCAGCTTGATAATCGTTTGCACGAGCAATCATCTTTTTAGCTTCGTCCGGATGATTTAATACGATCGCTTTAATTCTAAAATCAGCAAGATGCTTTTGATCGATAAGCTCATTTGTTGATATTACTTTTCTGACTGCTCCGAAGAGACCTTCAAGGACGAGGCGGTGGGTTTCAGTACCATCCAATGTTCCGGTAAATCCAAAACGGTAGCGGCATCCGGATAGTTTAGTAAGTATAGAAGTAAGAGATTTTGCTTTGAAGAGATGAGCTTCGTCTCCGATGACAACATCAAACTGATCAAAGAATTCTTTAGGTAGCTTGTATACGCTTTGCCAAGTGCTGATTGTGATTGGTTTTGTTGATCCCTTATCCTGTCCAGCGAACACACGATGAACAAAAGTATCAGAGTCGAAGCCATAGTCAGCAAAATCACTGGCAAGCTGACTAACAAGAGAAGTAGTTGGTACAATAATAAGAGTTCTTTTCGCATAATACCTCACAAGTAAATAGATAATAAATGATTTACCAGATGCAGTTGGCGAGAGTAATAGAGCTCTGCGTTCTCTAACAGCATGAACAAATGCATCAATCTGATAATCTCTTGGTTGCATAGTTGGTTTCAACTTAGCAATAAAATCGTTTGCTTCTTTGATAGAAAAGTTTTCAGAAGAAAAATCTGTAAGATATTCTATTTCATAATCTCTTGATTTACAGAATTCTTCAACGTATTTGGTCAGACCAGCATACAATAGGCCAGTCATTACATTAAGTAATCTAATCTTACCGTCCCAGAACTTAGAACGATAAGCGGGCATAAACTTAGCGCCAGGAACCATGAACGTGAAATACTCGCTCATCTCCATCATAACACTTGGTTCGGCTTTTACTTTAATGTAAACTTCATCGAACTTTTCAATCTGAACTAAATCCATTAAGCACCCATAGTGAATTTCTGCCAATCAATCGCATTCTTAATTATAAAGTTTCTATTCATTACACTTTTAATAATTGAATCTAATAATTCTAACTTCTCTTGTTGATAACCAATTTTAAGAGAAAGATTAATTATATCATGATCGGCTTCTAGATACATTGGAATATCGCCTTTAAGAACCATTCCCTTTGGCGGTAACTTCCAACCCTTATCTTTGGTTTCTTCGTTTGGACCCTGAGTCAAGAACTCATACTTATCTAGTTTGAGTTGTTTCATATCAGCTTCGTGTTTACGAAGAAGCATCTTTTCTTTAACGTATATCTGATAGTATTTATGGTGGAGTTTAGGGATATTAAGAGCTTCATCGCCTAACTCTGTTTTGTCAATTTTAGTGTCGGCTTGCCAGTTTTCTAAGATTTCATCAATGTTCATAACAATCTCACAGGTTAAATGATTTAGATTTTATTAATATTATAATATGTATATTTGAAAGTTGCAGTGGCGGTTACGTAATTAACATCGCTATCAACGGTGTTAAATTCTAGTCCAGAAAGCGATACAGGATAACCATCAACGTAAACAATTTCATAGTTTGCTGACTTAGTGCTTGACAATACCATAACAGAAATGTCTGAGTAAATACCTTCACCAGTCCATTCTTTTTTATCAGCAATTGCTTTGTATTGAGCGAAATCTTCTGGCTTACCTAGGCCAGTTATCCAATTATGTATTTCTAGATAATTTTGTAAATCCTCATCAACTTTAAATGTAATATCTAATTCACCATAAGTTAAATGCTCACCAGGAAGTGGGATATTAACAAATGGGTTTGATGCTATTGCTGGTGATAGGTTGATTGATGGTATATTTACTTTTTGAATAAAGAAATTTACGTGCGGAGCTTTTTTAATCTGAAACTTAAAATTCAGAGGCGAAAGAAAGTTTCTATTAGATGGTGTGTTATCTATTGCTGACATCATAACTCCTTTCTACTATTTATATATGAAAAAAGGGAGCCGAAGCCCCCTTTAGTCTTTGCCACTTATGTGGTTCTTGATTACATAAGGTTATTGATGATAACTCTACGATAATACTTGTTAGTATTGATAGTGTTAGCAGCACCAAAGCCCTGAGTTAGACCCTGAGCGAATGGGTTTGCAACCATGCCGTAACGAGTCTTGAAGCCGATCTTTGGCTGGAATGATGACTGGTCAACTGCACGAACCATCTGTAGTGGAACGTATGGGCAATAGAATAGACCAGCGTCGAAAGCTGATGAACCCTTATAGCCAACAGTTAGGTAGTTACCACCTAGTGCGTATGGATCGATGTAAACCTTTAGGCGACCATTTAGAATACCAGCGAAGGTATTACCAGTATCATCAACCTGTAGGTTGTTTGAGTTAAGAGCAGGAGCGTAGTCAAGTACACCAGCCATCTGTAGAGCAGAAGCAACGTCTGAAGAACAGATAACGATGTTACCCTTACCACGACGAGTCTGCTTGGCGATCTGGTTAGCTTCACGCTCTAGCTGGAACATTAGACCCTTGAACTTTTCAACTGACCAACGACCGTTAGAATCAGTATCAAGATCGAAGACACCAGCTGTAGTTGTATTTTCCTGAGCGCCAGCTTCAGCAGTGAAGTTAATAGTACGAACTACTTCACGGTTGATTTCGGCTAGGATTTCAGCTGATAGAATGTTAGCTAGTTCTGTTTCAGCGTCTAGACCATGGATTGCCTTAAGATCCTGGGCAAGTTCCATAGTATACTCTGCCTTTAGAGCACGAGTGTTAGCAGTAACAGTAACCTTCTCAATTGAGAATGCCATCTGTGGGAAAGCAGTGTTTGAGTCAGTTCCAAGAGCTTCAGCCTGGAAAGTTGACATACCAGCACCAGTGTTATAGGTGTTGACTGCTGTTAGTGGTGAAGTGTTAGTTGCACCTGGAATAGTTCCAACGAACTTCTGACCGAAGGTGTTAGCACCTGAAGTTACAGAAGAGAATGCAGTGTTAACTTCGTTATAGAAAGTTTCTGCGCCAGCGTTGTTATAGCTAGTTGTGTTAGCATAACGTGAACGCATTGCGAAGATGAGGCCAGTTGGGCCAGTCATTGGCTGAACGCCGCAGATGTCGTAAGCAATTAGGTTTGGCATTGCACGACGAACTAGTGAAATAAGAACTGGATCGAAAGTATCGATACCGCCAGTACCCTGAGTTGAGCTTGAAGCGCCCATTAGGTTAGCTGGAACTAGTGAACTTGTTTCAGTTAGTGTCTGGTAATCACCGTGTGCTGCTGATTCACGGAGAGCCTTCTCTGTGTTCTCAAGCATAACTGCAGTGACTGAACGGCGGTGCTGGTCCTTAATGGCGCCAAGAGCGTCATGGTCTAGGACTGGTGCCCACTTATTTTGAATTTCCTCAGCTAGATACATTTAGGTTTTCCTTTCTTAGAAATACACTTTATCTTATTTATAATATATTACTTTTTAACTGTTCTGGAGATAGCTTCTAGATAGCGTCCAACTGTTGGATCGACATTCTTAGATACTGCTACTTCTCCTTCAAACGTTTCTTCTTCAATTGAAGAACTTGAAGTTGCTTCATTCTTAAAGTAGTTTTCCTTGACAATCATTAGTTTCTTTGCATAAACGTCTAGATCGCCGTCGAATTCAATTCCTTCAACTAGGGCAGAAAACTTTTCCTGCTGTGTCAATGCTAGATCGGAAGCAAGGCTTTCAACAATGCCCTGTCTTTCGTTCTCAACAACAAAGTTTTTTAGCTCAACGTTTTCGGAAATTGCTTCGTCAAGTTTAGATTCTAGAGCCTCAACCTTTTCAGCCATTGCTTCTAGAACATCAACCTTCTCCTCTGGAACACTAATATAGTGCTCAGCGAATAGGTTCTTCAATCCTTCCATGAACTCTTCTGCAAGTTCATTGCGTAGGGTTGATTCGATTGCTACTTCGTTTTCCTTCATCCAGTTCTCAACAACATAATCAAGATAAGTGTCGAGCTTTGATGTTAGTTCTTCATTGAATAGAGAAATTTCTTCCTGTAGCTTTGTTTCATATTCTTCTTCTAGACGAGCCTGTTCAGCAATTAGTCTAGCAGAAACAGCTGCTTCGAATAGTGTAGCAACGTTGTCCTTGAATTCTTCTGAAAGATCCTGACCATTGAACATTTCTTCAATGTCTTCCTTGACGTTTAGCTTTGGCATAGCATCACGTGTCTTTGGAGCTGACTTGCCAGTAGCATCAGATGGCTTCATATCTAGTGAAGACTGATTGTGGCCAGACTTATCACCAACGCCCCAATCCTTACCAGGACCGAACTGTGACTGAACTTGATTGAAAAAGTTAACAAGGTCAGACTTGCCCATGCCAGCCATTACATTCATAACGCCATGCATAGCGCCGAGCTTTGACATTGGATCTGAATGACGTGCTGCTGGATGAAGTGATGAACCAGCTAGAGTTTCCTCATCAACTGTTTCTTCTTCCATCTTCTTACAAGAAGATTCTTTATCTTCTTCCTCGTCCTTATCTTCTTCCTCTTCATGCTTCTTCTTGCCCTTTACCTTGGCTTCTTCTAAAGCATTCTGAGCTTCAAGATCGAATTCTTCGTTTGCCATTGAATAGTCTCCTATTAAGTGAAATTTAATGTATTTATAATAATTACGATTTTAGTGTTAGAGAAGAAAGATATGCTTCAAATATGGCAAGTTTCTTTTCTTCTAGTTGTGCTTTTGATAGCTTATGAACAGTCTTTTTAATTTCATGAAGTTTTTCTTCATGCCATGTGTTCTTGACTGGATCGTAAATCCATTCAACGTTTTCCATGATACCGTTTACGAAACACCCAGGACCGCTTGGATCAGAAACAATATCAACGGTTGATAATTTAAAGTCGCTCTGAACAACCATGACACCATTCTGTTCTCTCAAAGAACCCATGCCACGTGTAGAAACTCCTAACTGTCCGCCTGATTCTAGGAGACCTCTAGCAATTTCACCCATTGGTGTTGATGTAATTTTAGCCTTACCATTAACAAAATTACCATCCCATGACAATTCAGTTATAATATGAGATACACGATCAAGATTGATAGTTGGCCCAGCAGGATGATTTAACTCACCGAAAGCTCTTTTGGCGTTAACAACTTCACGAAGATATCTACTAACTTCGGTTTCTAGAATGTTCTTTTTGTACAATCTACCGTTTTTGTTTTTTTCTTCGGCTGTCATGAAGCGGCCAGTAATATAATGGCTTCTTTTACCGTCTTCATTTCTCTCAGTAATATAATGAGTATCTTCGTTTAATTCGGCGATGAGTTTCATCTCTTATCCTCTGTATGCTACTGGTGTTGCTAGCAGACCAGTGCCTTGAAGTGTGTCTGTTAAATCTTTAACAACAAAGATTGGTGCTGTATTAGTAACAGTTGTGTTAGCATATACAGTGCCATTAGCATAAGCAATATTAAGAACAGCAGCAGTGGTTGGGTTTACAACCCTACAAAGATTTGCTGTGTTTCCAAAATTGTTTGCTGATGAAATTGATCTTTCAGCGCCAAGTAGTTTAATAAACATTATAGAGTCCCCACATCTAGTCTACCAGTAGAACCTAGAGTTCCGCTAGTATATTCAGTATTAGTAGCACCACCTGATTCTGACTGACCGTGCATTTTCCATGCCTTAGCATAAAGAACCTGTGTGCCTTTTTCTTTACCATATTCTTTTACAAAACGTGCTTTGTTTGCCTTAATCCACTTTTCTAATTTTGGGCTTGATGGAGCAACTTCATTTATCTCATCTTCTTTAAGACCTTTTGCTTTACCAGCTGGTAGCTTTGTAACCTTAGCAGTTTCTGATGCTTTTGTGGCAATTGATCTTAGGTCTGACTTTGAAGGGGTTCCGGGCTGCTTGAAAGATTTAGGATATTGGTTAGAAAGACGTTTTGGTGTGTCTTTATATGCAGTATCTTTACGAGTCATTGGACGAATGCCTTCGTCAACTTCAACTTCTTCTTTGACCTTTTTATCAAGAAGAACTTTTTTGCCTTTATATCTTGGTTCCTGATCAGATCCGGAAGGGCATGCATCTTCGCCATGAAGTTCGCACATCACACCTTCGTTTGTGTGATTACAAGCAGCTTCATAAACTCCGTCTTTTTGAAACTTATATTTTGAAGTCTTAGAACCGCCACCTTTCTTACCCTTAAATGCAGCATCAGCATCATATGGGTATTCATGGGTTTCAGTGTCATGCTTCTTTACGAAAGCAACACCATCTTTGGCGCCATCCCAATTATAAAGATTCTTGTCGTCAATATCTGGCGGAGCAACTGTAGTTTTATTTACTCCGGAGAACTGGCCTTTGCCAGCAATGTCTCTAAGTTTCTTCGCCATTATCCTCTTCCTCTGAGTTGTCTAATTCTGGTTCTTCAGCGTTGTAACCATACATCTGTTGTGCAATTGCAATCTTCTTATCTTCAATAGCTGTTGCAATTCTATTAACAATTAAATCGTTAAACGCTGCTTCAAAATCTGTTGGCTTCTGCTCTAATGCAGAAATAACTAAGTCATCTAATTCATATTTATTAGCTTCAGTCATTTACATTCATCCTATTGTTGTGCTTGCGGTGCACCACCCGCTCTGACTTGAGATACCAAATCTGGATTTTTAGCGAGCACTTGAACCGCTGCTTTATACTTGGCTTCATCTGCCATAGTTCTATTAGCCTTTGGTGTCTTTTTCATTTGATCGACAATAATCTGAGCGTTATGAACTTGTTGCATTTTTTGAGCTAGTTCTGGATCTTGACCTTGCGATCCTTCAACTCCAGGTTGTAATTGCTGATCTTGCATTTGTTGATTCATCATATCCTGCTGTTGGAGCATCTGCTCGTTCTGCAGAACCATAGGATTGACCCATCTATATTCGCCCTTCTCAGCAAGATTATTTTCGTTAGAAATTGCCTTATCATTTTTATCAATATCATCGTCTGATTGAAGAAGAACGTTTTTACGAACCCATTCATGTGAATAATATTTACCAATCATATCCTGAATATTTCTTGCTTGGTTAATACGACCTTCAAGAATTTCAGCATCTTTAAGTTCTCTAAAGTAGTTATCCTTAGCAAAGTCAAAACGGATATCGTCAACAATTGCATTCCAATCCTCAAGATTAGTAACACCTTTGAGAATTAGTTGCTTCTTTAACATTTCGAGGAATAGGTTTGAGAATCTTCCTCTTAAACGAATACAGAAACGATTGAACTTTAATTCGTCTCTAGTAATTTCTGTTGCTCTACCAACTGAGAATAGAGCATCTGAATTAAGTCTTGACACTGGAACATTAAGCGCCTGTAGAAACTTCTTTTGGAAGTATAGGACGTCGTCCATTTGTCCCAGTGTCTGGCCACCTGGTAGGGTAGTAACCTCCGTACCTCTACCACCTTCACGGCGTGGTAGCCAATAG